GCCCCGCCTCGCCCTGCGAAACTATAAATTAAGTCTGAAATATAAAAGGACAAAAAAAGTACCTGTGTTTTACAAGTGCTTTTTCCTTATTTTTTGGCTATAAAGTGACGAAAAATGCGACTTTCGTCATGTATTTGGTTAAAATGTATTCAATTTTAGAATAATTCTAAATAATGTACTTATAATAAACGTCTTTATGTATGTTGTAATAAATGAATTGATAAAACTTTCTGCTTACTTTTAAAAAAAATAATGCAGAACACCGCTTTGTTATGACATAAACGACATTTTGCATTATTTAATGGCTTGCTATTTATAGCTTTTTCCCTGTCTGTTTCTGGTAATTTTTTAAAGCCAAATAAATATCAGCCCCTCTAACTTGCCCTCCTATAGTGACATTAGTACCTGCGTTTCGGCTAATAGCTGCACCAACAATATTTTGTTGACCCTTATTTAGTACCATTTCACCACTGTTAAGGCGTGTGAGTATTTTATCACCAGTAAAAGAAATACCACCGACGATACCGCCATTTTCGAATTTGGGGAGACTTGAAAAGATAGCTATCGCCGATGCAGCTGCACCAGCCATGGCTAGGAGGTTTAATGGAAAGGGCAATTTAGCTGCGCTTTTCACAACTTCTGTAGTTCCTGACGCCGTGTTTGCGGCAACCTCCGTTGATGCCGTTGTAGCCTTAACTCCTGCCGCTGAAATGTCTGCTGTCATTCCTATTGCTGCATTGGCAACTTTGTCATTTGTCGTTTTTTTGTCTATCAATGACTCCGTTTGTTTAGCTGCGGTTAATCTCTCAGTCAACTTGATCAAATTGTCTATCATATCAAGAATAGACATAAACCCATCAACTGTATTAATAAGAGCATCCCATACAGCCATAATCTTCTCCCATCCGGTAGAATCAACATTGCTAAATACTTGCCTGATATTCTGAAAAGAAGAAACCATACGATCCGCTGAACTAGCAACATCTTTAACGCCAGAGAAAACGCCCTTACGAATCTCTTTGCTTAAATCCTCAATATCTTGTTTGACTGTAGCAATTTTCAAAGCTTCATCCAAAGAAGTAACATTTCCCATTGCATCATTAAGAGCCTTTACCATTTCCGGGGCAATAGTTTCGTACTTTTTTTGAAGTTCTTCGAGACTTAATTTCTTAGCTTCGATGTCTTTCGCCAGTTCGTCAGCCCTTCCACCGATTGTAGATTTAATCGTTTCGGCGTTCTCTTTCGCATTGTCTCGCTTATCCTCTACAATATCCGGCTTTGAACGTTTATAATCGAAAGTTGTATCACGCTCTTTCAATTTAGGAAGTTCTACAGGCTTCCGGTCTATAAGCAGTTGATTATACAATTCTGTAGCTTTAGCATCAGCTCCCATTATGCTACCCGTAAGCTCCAGGGTAGATTTAATCAACTCGTTCAAAGCTGTGTCATACTCTTTTTGCGTCATGACTGAATCGCCAGCCGCACGCTTATTATCAAGTTCCCATTTTGCGGAAGCATAATCTTTTGAAGCGGTGTTTAATTTAGCCTGCTTCTCGTTATAACGAGGGTTTGCAACTAAGCTTTGTAAATCACTTAGATATTGCGTGCCTTTTGCTGGGTTACCTTTTAAAGACATAGCTTCTACTAATGCCGCCTTATTGAGTTCATCGAATGCTTTGTCGTATTCGTCCGAAGAAATCATATTTAGCTTTAGCTTTGCTTTAAGCTCTTCTAAATTCTTTGCATAGCTGTCTTGCGCCTTTTCTAAAGGTGTTTCTTTATGCTTCTTCTCTTTCTTATCGGGAGTGTATGGAGCCGCAACTTTTTCACCCGGAACTAAGCTGATATTTGCTTTTATCTGTGCATCAGCATCATTCATTACCTTTGTGAGTTCAACATATTCTTTTACTTTGTTAGCTAAATCTTTGTGATCTAACCAATCTGAAATGGTAACTCTCGGAAGGTCAAGCTCTTTAGAGGCATTTTTTAGCCCCCCGAAACTAGCAGATAGTTCTTTGCGTTTGTCGTCTGCTTCAATCTTCTTTCTTGTATAATAATCAACCTTAGCCGTTGCTTCAAGTAGCCTTATACGGTTTCTTATTGCTGCGTTGATTGCGTTTTCTCCTTTTAAATTAGTGCCTAGCATGGAGTTTATTCTATTTCTATAATACTCTTGTTTAGCTAAGTCTCCGTTTGCTTTATTATAGAGATCACGCAAAGCCTGTAGTTGGATTATTTCCGGCGTATGAGTAACCGAACTAGCTTCATCTTTATAATCTGAAAAGACCTTTTTAACTCTGTCGGTTTCATCGCCAATCTGAACAATTTTAGCTATCGTATAAGTCAGTGATGTTATAATAAGCATAGGGGCAAATGAATCCCACATTGCCTGTATAGATAACCACGCCGATTTTGCAGCAGTGCCAACAGTCACCCAAAATCTGCCCCAACGAGATAATGAAGAAACTTGCGCCGCTGCTTCGGATGCAGCCTCGGAAGCAAGTATAGCTCTCTTCTCTGCGGCTGTAGCTCTAACCAATGCGATTTCTGCGCTGTTAACGGCTTTCTTTGCTGCTAATCTTTGGCTACCTACAGCAGTTTCCATATTAGCATTTGCAAGCTCTAATATTTCCTGCGCCTTAATTCTGTTTTGAGTTGCTAATAATACCTGCGCTTCTGCTGTTGCTGCCTTAGACACAAGCGTATCCATTTTTGTAGATACATTCGAGAAGTAGGATGTTACAGAAGTGTATAGTTTACCCAAAACCGATCCGGTTATGAAAGATGCTACCGTTATCGCTATGCTCTTAATATTATTGCCAGCATAATTAACCATTGAATTAATCCCATCAATAGTACTTTTGAATGCCGATTGTATGCCTGTCCCCTTTGTAAATTCGGTAAACGAGTTTTTAAGTCTATTTATAGATGTTTCGATATTATCCGTGTTGACGTTAGGAATCATACTAGTAAGCGCATCAGCAAACTTAGGAAGTATATCCGCACTCATTAACTCGCCTTTCTGTAGTAATTTGTCTAGCTTCTGAATAGGAACTCCAGCAGCTTTAGCCATTGCAGCCATGGCGATAGGCATACGTTCGCCAAGTTGTCGGCGTAATTCCTCTGAACTGATCTTTCCCTTACTCATCATCTGCGTAATAGCGAGGAAAGAAAGGTTTGTATCATCGGCACTCATTCCGAATGCTATACATGCACGGGAAACAGAATCGAATATCTTTTTCTGATCTGCTAATCTTACGCCCGCATTGCTTGCCGCCGCTGTAAACTTAGCGTAATTGTCTGTCAACGCTAATACTTCTACACCGTATTTCTTTGACAGATCGAGTAGAAACTTTTGGTTATTTACGTAGTTGGCCGTGCTGCCTGAAACGTTTTTTAGTGCTGTAGTTACCTTGCTCGTTTCTCGTGCGGTCGATATTAACTGACTTATAAAACCTCCTAGGCTTAGCCCTACACCTGATATTGCAGCTGCAAAGGTAAGTACTTGCATCTGCATAGACTTTAGCGACTGCTTGACTTGACTTGCACCGCTCTTGAAATTCTCCGTTAAGAGATTTATCGCTATTGAAAAACTTAATCTTCCTGCCATGATTATTTTAGTTTGATTGTTAATTAGCTGATTCGATAAAAGGTTCTTCGGTAAAGAACCGTAAGTCGTTAAGGTTTAAGTATGTCACATGCTTTATGAATTGTTCTGCATTTTGATTTAAGAACAATTCCTGCCTATTCTCATAACCCATGAATTTAGCGAACTGTTCGTCAGCCCTGACAGCCTTAAGCCCCAAGTGATCTATATATAGCATGGTTAGCAATCGATCTACTCCGTCTATACCTTTATGAAATTCTAAGCGAATTCTTCGCTCTTTTTCTTTACTAATAAATGGTTCCATTTTGTAATTTGATTTTAATTGTTAAATACTTTTCTGAATGTTTACAACCCGTCACCCTCGACTAAGAGGGGGCGGGTTTTTTCTTTTCGCCTTAGAGTGTCCGAAACCCACACTACCTTCCCTTTTTATATGCGTAATCTTCAAATTCTCTGGGGGTAAATCTTTTTATATAAATATATCATTGCTTGTTCTTGATAATTAGCTTTTTTATAGGTGATTCAACTTATTATTAATTATTCTTTAATGTTGTAATAGGAGAAAAAAGATGGTGTTTTTTAGTTGTTTTTTGATTGATTTTTAATCAAAAAAGCAATTCGATCTAACTAAGGAATTACGCCGTTTTTACTTTTTTAGATAAGATTGCATGCTTTATAAAAGGCTTCATTAGCTTTAATAAACATCCTAAAATCTTCTTTTTTAAAACATTCTTTGCTTAGTTCATGAGCTTCAACCATGATTTGAAACAGTCGTTCTACCTCTTTATTCAGATTGCCGCTAGAGTTGCCTATTCGTTCTATTAATGGATTGTCATTCATCGCTTAACTATTTAATGCATCTTTCTGTTTATTAAATGTGTTTGCACGTTTAGGCTTTACAAAATCAAATTGCCTTTCCGCATCCGATAAGTCATTAAACATGTTTTCTATCTCTTCTGGAATGCTTTCTGGATTAGTATCGTTCTCAGGATCGGCAACCCGAAGGAAACAACCGACGACATACTGTAAGATTTCGTATTCAGATTTAAAACCGTATTTATTTTTAATTGCTGAAAGCTTTTTGTAAGCTTCATCATCCATTCTCGAAAATATTTTTACTGCCATATTTGAGGGTTTAAGTATGAGCCAATTACAAAATATATAGTTGTTAATACAAGCCTGATAAAAGGTAAGTTTTAAAATAAATAGTATATTGGTAGAGGCTGAGTTATAAAAGGCAACCTCTACCAATTTATCCCTTTTATTTACCTTTTAATCCAGAAACTTTAGGCTCTCGATGTGCTTCAAAATAAGCGCTAAAATCAATTTCGTGAACCCCCTTTATAGTATTGAAAGTAAGAAGCCCATCGACTCTTCTTAGGCCTCTATCGGCTAATGCGGCAACTCCTTTTAAACAATCAATTTCAAACTGTTGATCGATTGTAAGTTCATGCTCATAGGCTTTCATTTGTTCCTCCAGACGTTCCTTATTAATAGCTGGTTTATCTCCGTCATAATCCCAGATATAGGAGCTTCTAAGAAAATAGCTACTTTTACAAGTGCATTCTTCTGCGACTTTTAGAAAGTTCATTTGCTCCTTAAAATCGTTGTAGAAACCTCTACGTGTGTCTTTACTAGGAGCTAGTGCTTGATATATGCGACTCACGTGTTCATCTACAACTCTATTAATATATCTTTCAAGAACCGGAAGTTGAGCTGTACCCGATATTAATTCACGTAATAAATCCATGTATATAGGCGCACCTATACATTTTAAATTTGTCACTAGATTACTAATAAAATCCTCAGAGAAATTAGCTTTGTCTCTCAAGTCTTGTGCTTTTTGTTCTTCGAAATACTTTTTCATTTTCTTTAATTTTTTAATGTTAATAACTCAATTTTGATTATGTAATTTTCTATTTGTAACTTTCAGCTTGTTAAGCTTTAAAAAGGGCAATCGTCATCGTTATGATCTACTTCATCAAATGGCAATTCTACTTTTTCGGCTTCATAAATGCCCTCTGTTAGACTTTTGATTAAATGGTTACTATTATCCCATGCTGTGGCGTTCCCATCAATAACAGGGCTATATCTACCATTATTCAGGTTATATTTAAATACTGCTGTTCCCGGCTGCCCTAAATGTCTGAACTTTACTTTCTGAACATATACACCCACCGTTCCGGCTTCTTTGTCTCTATGCACCGTTATGCCGTAGTCTGCTTTATTGTAAAAGTTTGCTGATCCTGATATATCATAGAGGGTCGGCACGTCAAAAGCCCCTCTTGTATCCTTATTCATTTTTCTCGGATGGGCCATTAAGAAAACAAGGATATCATTTCTTTGAGCAAAATTGGTAAGCTCGTCCAGCGCCTTGCTGATGTAGTTAGTCTCACTCATCCCGGATGACATCTGATGCTCTAATCGGTTCCAAGGATCTATTACTAGAGCTTTAATACCTTTTCGTCTTATCAGATATTTTGCTTTTTCCAATATAGTATCTATGGTATAGTCTGTTTCAGGGCAAATAAAGAAGAAGTTCTCGGCCATGTAATGTTTTACTTGCTGATACTCGTTTATCGGTGTACTTTCTTTATCAAACCTTTTTCCGGTGATCTTAGATGCAATTTTAGAGGCATGATATTTGAGTGGGAAGTTCTCCGGTGAAAAATAGGCAAATTTCCAGCCATAAAGAATATTAAGTCGCTCTGCGATTTCATCAAGAAATTCACTTTTCCCGCTTCCGGGAATACCGGTTATAATAGCTAGCCTTTTAGTTTCAAAACTGCACAACTCGTCAAAATTAGAGTGTCTTATTGTGATTCCTCGTTGCAGCCCGTTCTCAAATAAAGAATCAAGTTCATCTTCAAAGTCATCTACTGTAAACACTCCATCAACTTTGATCTCCTGCGATGTTTTCAGACAATTAAGTAAAGATGCAGCGCCACGAGTGCAAAGACATTCGTTTGCATCTTTACAGCCTTCTCCATACGTTACAATTCGACATCTTTCAGCTCCAAAACGTCTGATAAGTTCCTCACGTAAGATTAAACCTTTTGTATCTGTATCGCTTGCAATATAGATCGTTTCTTTGTCTTCAAAGTAATCCAGATAATTATCTAGATAAGAAGTGTTCGTTGAGGCTCCATTGGGGACACTCACAGCCATTTTATAACCACATGCGATAAAAGATAAAGCGTCAAACTCACCTTCTGTTATAACGCATTCTTTTGTGCCTTTAATCGCATCAAGATTATACGGGATCAATTCAGCATTAGGGATCAATTTAAAGTACTTGTTTCCGGTACGATATTTTACATTCACCAATTCACCATTCAGGAAGTAGTTAAACTGGATAGTGTTTAGCTTTTTATTTTCCTGCGGCATCCATTCCAAGCCTTCAGTAATCTTCACGGCTTTAACTATTACCTGCGGAATCATCCGGGCCTCAAAGTATTTTATTGCTTTATCAGATAACTCTGTATTGTTGCTCCAAACGGGGCGAATATATTCTTTTTTCATGCTGTGTTCTTTTATGCTACCTGACCAATCACAATAATGGCAATGATATAAACCTTCATCCAGATTAAGAGAAAGAGATTTATCACGCTTGTTGCTTCTACGGTCATGGCATTGTGGACAGGTCGTTTTGACTTTGCCACTAGTCCGGCCATAAGGAACCGTTATGTGTAGGTCTGCCCAATTCATAGTATTATCCATTTTAGATTGTCACGATCTAAACAACACTGTAGACTTGGACGTGGAGGCATGCCATCAGGTATTTGAACAGGTTTATTTCTATCGCCATAACAACGGTTACCGTTTACAATAAACTCACCAGCTCCAAGATCAACGCCGTTTAAGGCCTCAATACGATTATACTCGCCCTTGTTGTCTGCTTGCTTGCTCCATGTCTGGGCTTTGAGCTTCCAGTTCTTAACTGGCTTCCCGTTTTTATCAGTCCATTGAGAACCGGAATAATATTCAAAGAAAGATCCGGCTGTTACATTGAGATTATTTTCTTTTATGTATGCCTGAATATCTTCTAAAGTAGGAGGCACAAATATTATATTCTTCTCTTTGTTTTCTACTGTACTGTTATCTACTGTATTATACTGTACTAGCGATTGGGTAGTTATCGGGTGGCGATCGGGTGGCGATTGGGTTGTTATTGGATCGTTATTCTCTGTTTTTTTATTCCATCTTTTCATATTTCCTCTTTTCCCTGCTTCAGACATCTTTTGCCTTCTTTCTTCTAGTGGAAGCATACGGCGAATAAGGCTCTCTGAAAAGAAGAAAGACTCATTATCGATCACAAACAAATTGTAATTTTTAACAACATTATTCAAAACAGATTCTTTCGTATTATACTTTCTAGCCAAGACTCTAAGCATAGAAAGAGAGCATTTATACCCCGGCTGATCTCTAAGATATTCAATCAGTACCCAAAAAGCTCCGTATCCTTCTAGTCCTAAATCTTCAATAAGAAGCATACACTTTGGGTCATCTTTAGCATTGCTGTCGTGTTGTAGCCAATAAGCATCTTTCATTTTTACTTTCCTTCCCTTAAACTTTGAAGAAATTTATTTGTTTCTCTAAGGTATTGTCCTAATGGCATGCCAGTTAATTGAGAGCATATTGATACGCTTCTTTCTAATGTTGGTTTAGGGGTTGGCGTTGCTTTAGCTTTGCAGGATTGGATATAATCAGGTTTACAAAGTATGTACATGATTGTTTTTTGACCTGATAAAGAGTCGCTTTTAACCCTTAAGATAGAGGCACATTCCATTCTCATGAGTAAGCCCTCCTGTTTACTTTTCCGGTAGCTATATAATTAAAATTAATCTCTTCCGCAAAGAAAAAAACCTTACTCCCAATATTATAATAAGGGAATTTACCTTCGTTCTTTA